ATGCAGCAGCAGTTGAATTATCGTAATATCCTCCTATGTCCCAATCCTCGGTTGTGAATTCTACTTTTGTAACAGTATTGTTTGCTAAAGATTGGTCTGTACCATTTCTATGCGCCCTCATTGTCGGGTTAGGCGTAATCGGCATGGTGTTAAACTGCACCCCTACGTTATGCACATGGGTCATAGTCACATCACTGTCTGCACCCATGTTGATAATCGCACCATCGCTAGACAAACTTAAATCATCACCTACACTAAAGTCTCCATTAGCTTGCGTTACATTAGATACGTTAAAGGCTGCAAACACATAAATATTTACTTCATCTCCTACCGTAGCTGCGTCCGTTAATACAACACTTGTTCCATTAGTAGCTGTGTAGTCTGTACCGTTTTCTAATGTTATACCGTTTACTGTTACAAACAAATTACCTACAGTGTAGGCTAAAGTAGCAGACGCATCGTCTGAACCAGTAAAAGTGGTTTGTCCTGCCGTAGCAGTGTACTTGTATACTGTTAAAGTATTTGTACCTACCTGCGTATCTACATACGCTTTAATAGATTGTTGTGTAGCTAAGTGCGTAGCACTATCAGAAGCCATGTTATCTTCATC